GGCCGTCCGTCGACGTCCCCGCCGATCGCGGCACCATCACCGCGCGCCGCCCCATGATCTTGAACGTGGCGCCGATGGATCGCGCCACCTTCTCGCCCCAGGCCATGAAGCTTTCGCCGTTCATGCCCCAATACGGTCGCTGGATGCTGGCGAGATCCGGGTGGATCATCACCTCGTCCACGCCGGCATCCTTGCCCCACTCCTTCGCGACGTCGCCCAGCGTCGCGTCGTCCTTGTGCTTCTGCATCGGCCGCTTGGCCTTGCCGTTCCCGACGTCGGCCGACTTGGCGGAGATGGACAGGGTGCGGCCGCCGCTCCGGCTTCCGCCGCTCGTCACCTTTTCGATCGTGCCCTCAAACACGACGACGGGCTCCTCCCAGCCCAGGCCGATGGTGATGGGGTCGCCTCGCTTCGGGAGGAGGATGGCGCCGCCGGTGTCGTCCACTTCGATCGACGCGGAGTCGGCAGATCCGCCGGCGCTGTCCGTGACGGTGATGGACGTGGCCGCCGCGGTGAAGCCGCCCGTGACGTCCGATCCGCCGATTTCGATATAGAAGGAGGAGGTGCGGGCCATCGATCAGCCCCAGAGCCGGAGCACGCGCACGACGGGCGTGGCATTCGCCGGCACGTCGGGGATCTCCACCTCCACCTTCGTGCCCAGCGGCAGGAATAGGCCCTTGCCGGCAAGGTACGGGTTCGAATTGAGGACGTCTTCGACCTGTAGCGCCAGCTCGCGCTTGAACTCGCGGAACAGGAGCGCGTCGAGCGTGAGCCCTTCCTGGGCGACGGTGAGCGTCTTGATCGCCATGGGTTCACCCGAAGATCTGGCCGAAGAGGCGGAGGAGCGTGGGAAGGTAGGCCGCGGCGCTGGGCTTCGGCGATCGTTGCAAGGTGATCAGAAATTCGATCTTCTTGCCGACGCCTTCGACGTCGAGCGTCCGGTGTTTCTCGTCAAAGCCCAGGATGACGAACCATCCCATGTTTTTGCCGTCGCCGCGGGTGAGGATCTGGGCATTCCCGCTATCGCGGAGCCGGTCGAGTTCCTCCGTCGTGGACAGGCCGCCCAGGGTGTGCGGATAGAGCACCCCCACCATCTGGATCGCCTCATCGCCGACGCCCATGAACTCGAGCGGGCGCATGTTGCCCATGGTGTCCTTCTGGGCATAGTCCGCGTTGGTGCGGCGATCCCATTCCGTGATGTTCGGCGCGACGACTTCGAACGTGACGGTTCCGAGCTGGAAGAGCATGCGGGCGATCCTTTCAGCTATCGGCGAACGCGCCGTCTTGCATCGACTCGAAGCGGCGCATGGCGTCCCTGTCGTGCTCTTCCAGTAGAGCGCGGAGGGCTGCGGCGTCCATGCCCGTCGCCGGGATCGTGTAGGACGGCGCATAGGTGAAGGAGCCGCCGCCCGCGCCGGCCGATCGTCCACCAGAGGATCCGGCCGAACCGCGGCGCCCGGCGTTCGCCATCGCGCGACGTTCGAGGTCGGCGGCCTTGCTCATCGGAGTCACGAAGCCGTCCGCGTGCGGGGTGTAGAACTCCGGCTCGCCGCCGTCGCCCACCACGTATGTCTCGCCGGCGCGCACCGGGCCGCCCTTCGCGCGCATCATGTCCGGCGCAGGCTCATAGATCGGAGCCGCCGGCGCGGAGGGCTTACCGCCACCACCGCCCAGGCCGAACGGAAGCGACACGTTCACCGTGAACATGTCCTTGAGCTTCTGTTTCACCCAGCCGGCGAGGTTGAGGATCCCCTGTTTCACTCCGGCCACGAATGTCGCGATCATCGCCGCGGCCGCTCCGCCCAGATCGATTCCCGTGAAGATGCCCAGGATCTCGAGCGGGATGGACGCGAGGCGGAACGGGATTGCCACGAACTCCGCGATCAGGCCGGCCGCGACGTTGCCCCATGGAACGGCCGCGAGCTTCGCCGGCAAGCCCTGGATGAAGGCGACGATTTCGCCGCCCTTCTGGACGACGGCCACCAGCCCCTCACCCAATCCCTTGCCGATGGAGATGCCAAGCGCGGCCCACTTCCCGCCCAGCGGGTCGACTCGGCCGGTGAGCGTGCCAATCGCGTCGCCGATCGCGGTGAAGAGGCCCACGACGGGCTCGAGCGCCGGCCGGATCGGTTCGATCGCGCGCGAGAACGCGCCCTTGAAGGCTTCGAACGCGGTGGAGATGCCCTTCCAGTTGTTGTAGATCCACGCGCCGGCGAGCGCGATTCCGACAAGCACCGCGCCGATGCCCGTGCCGATCACCGCCATTTTCAGGACGCCCATGGCGGCGGCCACCAGCCGGATCGGACTCAACAGCCCCAGCATGGCGGGCCCCAAGCCGGAGACGGCGATGCGGAGCGCACCGCCCGGCCCCAGGATCGCCGCCGACGCCGCGAAGCCTACCATGGCGCGCCGTGCCGCGGCCGCGCCGGCGAGGAAGGGCGCGAATGTGAAGGCGGCCACAGCCTTCGCGGCCGTGCCGATCTTGCTGCCGAAGGACACGACGCTGGCGCCGGCAGTGAGGAGCGAAAGGTTGCTCATGCCGAGCGCCCATTGGAGCCCCACGACGGCGATGCGAAATCCGACGACGGCCGACGTCGCCGCGATCACGTTGCGCGTCAACACCGGGTTGGCTTCGGCGAAGCGCGTCACCCCGTCGATCACGGGCGAGAGGCCGGCCATGATATCGTTGAGCGCGGGGATCAGAGCCGAACCGATCGTGATGCCCAGATTGTTGAGCCGGTTCTGGAAGAGCTGCATGGCGTTCGCCGTCGTCTGCGAACGGACCTTGTATTCTTCGAAGGCGCTGCCGGCATAGGTCGCCTCGTCCGCCACGTAGCCCAGCGACTTCTCGAGGAGTCCCTGGGTGGTGATGAGCGGCGTGAGGGCGCGCGCCTCGTCACCGAAGAGATCCGACATGACGGGCGCGAGCATGTGTTCCGGCAGGCGCCGGAGCCGCGCCAGGACGTCGGAGATCGTCCCCACGGCGTCCTTCTGCATCCGCTTCGCCACCTTGCCGGCGTCGAGGCCGAGCTGGGCGAACGCTCCATTCTGGCGCTTGGTGGCCGACTCGCCCTTCGTGAGCGCGCGGCCCATGTTGAGGAAGGACGTGGCGGCCACTTCGGCTTCGAAGCCCGCGCCGATCATGGCCGATCCGAACGCCGCGGCTTGCTCCGCGGAGAGGCCGAACGTCTTGGCCGAGCCGGCCACACGGCGGACCATGTTGAGGATATCCGGCGCACTGGCGGCGGACTTGTTCCCCAGATGGTTGATCGCGTCCGCCAGGAGTCCGGTGTCCTTCACGGACAGGCCGATGGCCGTCTTGAGCTTGGCGAGCGCGTCGCCGGCTTCCGCTCCCGACACGTCCCAGGCGACGCCCACCTGGGCGGCCATCTTCGCGAAATCTAGGAGTTCGTTTTGCGCGAGGCCGGACTGGCCGGCGGCGGCCACGATATCGGCAATTCCGCTCGCGGCCATCGGCATCTCGAGCGACATGGCCCGGATATCGTCGCCCATCGCCTTGAAGGAGGCCGGCGTGGGGAAGTCGACCACCTTGCGCACGTCGGCCATCTTCGACTCGAAGTCGACGGCCGCGGAGATCGGCGCCTTGAGGGCGTTGGTGAGGACGTATCCGGCGCCCACGGCGTCGACCATGCGGCCCCGGATATCGTCCATGCGCTTTTCAGCGCGGTCCCGCGCGTCGCCGATCCCCTTGATCGCGCGGGCGACGGCTTGCGCCGGCTTCGTCACCTGATCGAACAGGCGGACGACGAGTTCCGACGTCAAGCGCGCCATGGGTCACTCCTCTTCAAGCTGGCGGATGCCGTGGAGGAGCTTACCTAACGCCACGGCTTCGCGGTACATGCGCCGCACCTCACTTATAGGCCGCTTCCGCAGTTCGATATATGAGGTGTGGAGGATCGCCGCGGTGAACGCGATCTGGCCTTCTAGGAGCTGGACGGCGCGTCGCCCGCCGCCAACTCCGCGAACAAAGGGCCCAGAAGCTCCGAGAGCGCGCGGACGTCCTTGAAATGAAGGCGCTTGATCGTGTCATCCGGCCGCCCGGACAGAGCGACAAGGCACACGCGCACTTGCTTCACAGACAGGGCTTTTTCGGTTGCCCCCACCGCATCGGCGTTGAAGATGCCGGCATCTTGGAGCGCCTCCACG